AAAATCACATGTGTAGGAGTGAACGAACGCTATGTCTTTTAACACAATCACCACCAATTCTAAGACTTTTAACAGTCTTAATGATGGTTCTGGTCGCGGCCTTTACGGGCTTAACACCCTCGGATTCGGAGATCCTATCGATCGATTTAAAATTGCCGGAGGTACACTTACGACTGGTTTACAGTACGGAGTGCGTCAACGGTTTTCAAATTCGACAGTAACGCGTCTTCTTGCGAATGACGTCGTTGTAGGTTCCGAAACCATCCGTTCTCAATCCTCAGTTTTGGTTCAATTCCAAGCTAATGAGAACACCTCTATTGCACAACTCCTTTCATTAACTGACGATATTTATGATTTCGTCAATCAAACGGACGTTTTAAACCGTCTGTTACAAGGAGAGCAGTAGAAACCGATTGTGTTTTAATGACTATGCCACATTTTCTTCCGTTCCATTAACCTTATGGAGCGTGGTATATTCAATGAATGTTTCCATTCACGTCGTATACCAGAAGTTATGCGACGACCTCCAGATCAGCCCTGATGATAGAGCATACCTCAGAAAGAGATTTCATTCTGAGGGATTATCTTTCATCGTTAAAACCCTTCCGAAGTTTTCAGCATACTTGCTTAAATGCTTGCGTGCTGGAAAGATCCTGTCAGCCCGCGAAAGCGGCATGACAGAGATCACTTTGAAAGGTAAGCGCTCCTTTTGCAAAGGTTTGCTTATTAAGGCTCTAAGTGGTTGCGCGGAGGCCGTATATACTATACGGCAACTGTGTGATTACTTATACAAGCTATCTGTCCCTTATGAGGACGAGGAACTTGAACAAGCCAAGAAAGCTTACATCGAGCAAGAGGATAACATAGAGGATATCAGCGCAGCTTATGCTGATAAAATGAGAAAAGTGCTCGAACGTACTTTTCCTATCCTCTGCAACACTCCCAAATACAAGCTAATTGAGCTTGCACGTTACGGTCCTGGATCTTTCCTTGATAGCGACATTTTAAATGTGTCGCCTGGTTCCTTTAAGAAAAGGAATCATTATGGGGCATATCCGTATTCGGACCGTGAGAATGTTAATGCCTACTATCCGTATCCCGGTGCATCGAAGCACCTCACTTTGCAGTATTCTCGTGAACGCTGCTGTGAGATTCTCTTTGTACCTAAAGACTCTCGAGGTCCTCGTGTTATATCAAAAGAGCCGCTTGCACTCGTAAGAGGGCAGCTCGGCTATCATGATATGATACGTGATCTCATAACTAAAGAGTCCAACGGACGCATAGGCTTTGTTGATCAAAGCGTCAACCGCGATGCTGCCTTCCAAGGTAGTGTTGATGGAAAGACCGCTACGATTGACCTTAAAGCTGCTAGCGATTCTATCGCAAATTCGACAGTCTTGAGAGTGACCCGTAATACGGTCGGCCTCAAGCATGTCTTAAGAGACCTCAGAAGCAAGTACTACCGTTTTTCAGGTGGTCTTCCTAGAAAGCTGAAGAAATTCGCTAACATGGGCTCTGGTCTCTGTTTTCCGGTTTTGGGCCTCTTTTCTTTCCTTGCAGTAATGGCTAACTTACCTCCCGAGGGGAACGCGTGTTCCCATAACGTGAAGGTATACGGTGATGACATTATTGTCCCTACCCGTTTCTACGACAAAGCCGTCGAAGGCTTGTCACTCGCAGGTTTTACTGTAAATCACAATAAGACCTTTGAGATGGGTAGTTTCCGTGAAAGCTGCGGAGGAGATTATTATCGAGGAATCGATGTAACTCCTACAAGGTTTAAGATGTCCAATTGTGGTCTAGAACCACTTAAGGTGCAGCGTGATGGCAAACTACGCTATGACCCCTGCAAGCTTGACAACCTTATCCTTAAAGTGGATAAGCACTGTCGAGAACTTACAGATAAGGGCCTGCATTCTACAGCGTCGTACCTCTACGATTGCTTAGAAGAAGAGCTAGGTAATTTACCTTATGTAGCACGCAATTCGCACGTCATCGGACGGTATGACCCGAACCGTGGTCCATTCCAAAAGAAAATGGAATGTAAGTCTGACGATGAACGTAACGCTAACTCACAGTATGTAAATACTGAAGCTTATGTTCCAAAACCTATCTCGGAGCGTTCGAAGAAAATTGATCCTTATAAAGGGATCGGTTTTTCTCTCCGCATGCCCCATGGGCTAGGCATGGATTTTTCGCGTACTGTTCAGCGTGGGAAATTAGAAATTCTCAATGGACATGTAGAACCTTCTGAACGTTTATGCTACGGAATACCTCATGAGCCTAATCTGGACTCGTGTAGAAGCTTCCACAAACATGGCCG